CCAGACGACATTACTAACGCACTGGCTAACTCAGGGTTTGTTACAGAAGATCGTCTGTTACAGGCTTTGGCAGAAGCTGGATACGCTACGCCCGATCAAGTAGAACAAATAGTAAACAACGCTATCTCTAACATTGTTATACCCGAAGGCGCAACTGCAGAAGAAGTACGACAGTTAATTCAAGAAGCTATTGACGGTATACCTGAGGGTATTTCTCTTGAAGACGTAGGTAACTTAGTTAACGAAGCTATCGCTAACATAGAGTTTCCTGAGGGTCTGTCAGAAGGCGACGTACGTGGCATCGTAGACAGTTTTGGTTTTGCTACTTCTGCTGACGTACAAGCTGGCTTTGATGATCTTAATGACAAGATTGACAACGTACTCAACGGCGTTGCTACACAGTTTACAGAGCAGGAAGCTGAGTTTGCTGCACAGTTGTTAGGCTTAGAAACTTCTGTATTCCAACAACTAGCAGCTACAGAAGGCGCTCTGAGAGATGAACTGTTAGGCTTAGGTGAAGATCTAGACAGTATTAGAGCAGACTTTTCAGGACGTTTTGACGAGTTTGCAGATACCTTTGCTCTCTTTCAGACAGACGTTGGTGAACAGTTTGCTGATCTTAACCAACGTTTTGATGACGCTATCAACGGTATTGCTACACAGTTTAGCGACCAAGAAGCAGAGTTCCTAGCTAGTATTACAGGACTTGAGGCTTCTCTAATTCAGTCTCTTGCAGCAGTAGAAGGTGGACTCAGCGCTGAACTAGAGATGCTTGATCGTGATTTAGTGTCGCTTAGAGAAGACGTAGCTAATCGTTTTGATGAGTACAGAGAATTTACAACGGAACAATTTGAACTTGCTGCTACTGAACGTCAACAACTACAACAAGCTATTATTGCGGCTAACGGTGACATTACACAGCTAAGTGCTGACATGCAACAGATGTTTGCAGACTTTGGTGGCACTATTTCTGATTTGTTTGCTGGCGTAGGTGTTGACATTGAAGCACTACAGGCAGGACAGATAACGCAGCAGGAAGCACTAGATCAACTGCGTACGTCTATAGGCCAGCAGTTTACTACGGCACAAGAAGAGCGTCAGGAACTACAACAGGCAATCATAGCTGTTGGTGGTGACGTAACTCAACTTAGTGACGACATGATGCTCCGGTTCCAACAGCAGGACCAGACTATAGAGGAGTTGTTTGCTGGCACTAACGTAAACATTGAGGCACTGCGTCAAGGACAAATATCACAACAAGAAGCTTTTGACGCTTACCAGCAGTACACAACAGAACAATTTGGTCAAGCACAGCAAGACCGTTTAGCACTAGCTCAAGAAATAATTAGTGTTGGTGGTCAGGTAGAAGCTCTTAGTGCAGACAGTCAACAACGCTTTGCTGAACTAGGATTGTCTCTTGCTGATCTGCAAGAAGAGTTCAATGTAAACCTGATTGGTCTACAAGAAGGACAGATTAGTCAGGCTGAAGCGTTTGGTCAGTTTAGAGATAGTGTTACTACACGGTTGGGCTTGGCAGAAGAAGAACGTGAAGAAATACTAACACGTCAAGCTGAGTTTGAAAGAGTTTACGGTGAAGAGCAACAGGCACTGCAAGAACAAATCACAAGTGGAAATATTGGTTTGTTAACTGCAATGGGTGCTGGTTTTTCTGCTTTAGGCGCTGCAGGCACACCAGAGCCAGTACCTTTTCAAGAATTCATGAAAGGATTAACGCCTCGAAGAACAGAAATAGTTCCGTTAGCTATTAAAACTCCTGCATTAGATTATAACGAAGAAGGTCAAAAATTAATTAGGCGTACACGAGGAATGCTGGTATGACGTACCTTAACTTAATGAATAACGTATTGCGTCGATTGCGTGAAGAAGAAACCACGTCAGTCACCAGCACTACCTACGTTAAGATGGTAGGTGATTTTATTAATGATGCGAAGAAGCTAGTAGAAGAAGCAACTGACTGGTCTGCCTTGCGTGAAACAATTACTATTTCTACTACTGCATCGGACAACACCTACTCATTGACTGGTGGTGGTGACAACGTAAAAGTTATGTGTGTTCTTAATGACACAAGTAACTTGTTTATGGACTATCAGACAAAAGACTGGTTTAACGAACAGCTGTACATTAGTAGTGCAGTAGAAGGTGATCCACGTTATTACACCTACAACGGTCTTGATGCTAGTGGTGATACGCAGGTACTAGTAGGACCAACTCCTGATGGTGTGTACAGTCTTCGGTTTGATGTCATAAAAAGACAAGCAGATTTAAGCAGTAACACAGATACATTGCTTGTACCTTCAATGCCTGTAATTCATCTTGCTGTAGCCCTATTAGCACGTGAGCGCGGAGAAACAGGAGGAACTTCTGTTACTGAGTACTTCAATATTGCTGATAAGTTTTTGTCTGACGCTATTGCTATAGACGCAGCAAAGCACCCTGAAGAGATGGTATTTAGGACTATTTGATATGGCTCAACAACTGCAAAGTATCAATCTTGTAGCCCCAGCGTTCAAAGGTGTTAACACTGAAGACTCGCCGCTGGCACAAGACCCGTCGTTTGCAGAGATTGCAGACAACGCTGTGATTGACAAACGTGGTCGTATTGCTGCACGTAAAGGCCACACTGTTGTTACTACAAACAAAACTGTTCTTGGTGTTGATTCGTTAAGGTCCATTAAAGAGTTCAAGGACAACGCTGGTAACACCAAGATCTTTTCTGTAGGTAACAACAAGATCATTAGTGGTACAACTACGTTAGTTGATGAAACACCCGGCAGTTACACTATTACTGCAGACAACTGGAAGCTTGTGGATTTCAACGACAAAATCTATTTCTTCCAACGTGGTTTTCAACCCCTTGTGTACGACAACGCAGGAGGCTCTGTAATCACGCTCAGCAGCGTTTCTGGTGCAGCTGGTGTCACGTCTGCTATGTACGGTAACGAAGTCCTAGCGGCTTATGGAAGGCTCTGGACAGCAGACGTTACTGGAGACAAGTCTACCATTTACTGGTCTGATCTTTTGATTGGTCACGACTGGTCCGGAGGCACTAGCGGGTCCATTGATATCTCAAAGGTGTGGCCTGACGGGTACGACGAAATTGTAGCTTTGGCTGCACACAACGGACTATTGATTATTTTTGGTAAGCACAGTATTGTTGTGTACTCAGGCGCTGAAGCTCCAGCTACTATGGCATTGTCGGACACCGTGGCAGGCGTTGGTTGCGTAGACAGAGACACTGTGCAGCATACAGGTACTGACGTATTGTTCTTGTCACACACTGGTTTGAAAAGCTTTAGTAGAACAACACAGCAAAAGTCAATGCCTATTAGCAGTTTGTCAGGTAACATTACTAAAGACATCATTGCTGCACTACAAAATGAAACTGAGTTTTTTAGGTCAGTATACAGTCCTGAGGAGGGCTTCTACCTGCTAACCTTTACTGGTCAAGACGTAACGTATTGTTTTGACGTCAGAGGAACATTAGAAAACGGATCGTACCGCGTAACACGCTGGCCTTCAACTAAGTTTACGGCATACACACGCTTGGACGACGGTACGCTGTACATCGGCACAATCAACGGTATTAGCACGTACACAGGCTACAGCGACAACGGAGAAGGCTACAGATTCAAGTACTACAGCCCAAGCCTGACGTTTGGTGATAGCTCTAGAATTAAGATTTTGAAGAAGTTAAAGCCAACACTGGTTGGTGCAAACAACTCAGTAGTATTTATGAAGTGGGCGTATGACTTCGACACAACATACGCAACAACAGAGTTTACGGTAGGTACTCAGATTACTGGGTTTTACGGTGAAAGTGAGTATACAACAGTAGAATTTACAGGTGGACAGCTAACAAATCAACGTAGCCTCAACACCACCGGATACGGAACAAGTGTACAGGTTGGCCTAGAGTCAGAAATTGACGGGTCACCTTTGTCGCTACAGGAGATTAACGTGATGGCTTTGATAGGTAAATTGTTATGATAATTGCGAACCCAACATATATACCGCCTTATTACCAAACGATGACAACTGCTCCGCCGCCTGTCGGTGGGACAACACCAAGTGGGCCAATGACAGCAGGCGGAACTACCAACAACATTGCGGATACCCTAGGCGGTATACTAGGTGGCATTGGTGGTTTTTTAGGTAGCACTGGCGGTCAACAGGCTTTAGGTACTGGCGCAGGCGCTTTACTTGCACAACAGGCGTACCAACGTCTGGGTGACGTAGGAGAGAGGGCTAGACGTGAGGCGTCTCAGATCGCACGTCAGGGCCTAGAGCAGACAGAGTTTAAGCCGTTTACTGTGACTACTGCTACTGGTGGTATGATGGGTGTCGGTCCTGAAGGTGGGACTACGATGACCGTGTCTCCAGAAGAAGCAGCACTACAACAGCAACTCTTAGGCGGCGCTGGTCAGTTCTACGGTCAAGCCCAACAGCCTATGGATGCCCGTGAGCAAGCCGTGTTTGAACGCATGAGAGCAGCTATGCGTCCTGAAGAGGAACGACAGCGGTTGGCTTTGGAAGAGCGTTTGGCAGCACAGGGACGCCTTGGTACAAGTTCTGCAGCCTATGGTGGCGCTACTCCCGAAATGTTGGCTATGGCTACGGCACAGGAAGAAGCCCGTAACAGAGCTATGTTGACTGCAATGCAACAGGCGCAAGCAGAGCAGGCGCAGCAGGCACAACTTGGTGGTCAATTCTTGTCCGCTGGTTACGTAC